GAAAATTGTCAAGTGGTTTCGTTCCGTGCCAACAGCATTAAAAGCGATGCTACTATTAAAGAACTCGAAATGATTGTCAGGAATCTCAAGAAGTTAGGAGCCAAACATGGCTGTAGATAAAGCACTGTATCAAGCCCCGCAGGGGTTAGGCTCGTTGGATGACGGCAGTGAGCCTCTTGAGATTGAAATTGTTGATCCAGAAGAACTTAATATTTCTGGCCCCGGCTTTGAAATGCACATCGACCATGCGGATAATACGGAGCCGTTCGACGCAAATCTTGCGGAGTTAATTCCTGAAAATCAATTAATGTCTTTGGCCTATGAGTTGCTTGGCGATCTTGAAGAAGATATGTCTAGCCGGAAAGATTGGCTGGATACTTATGTTAAAGGGTTGCAGCTTCTTGGGTTGAAGTATGAAGAGCGTACTGAACCGTGGCCCGGTGCATGTGGTGTATATCACCCTCTGTTGATGGAGTCGGCAGTTAAGTTTCAGTCTGAAACTATCATGGAGACGTTCCCGTCCGCAGGGCCAGTTAGAACGGTAATTATTGGCAAAGAGACTGCTGAAAAGAAACAAGCGGCGGCGCGTGTCGAAGCCGACATGAATTATGAATTGACTGAGGTGATGAAAGAGTATCGCCCAGAACATGAGCGATTGCTACTCTCGGTATCGCTCAGCGGTAATGCGTTCAAGAAGGTTTACTTTGACCCGTCGATCAATCGTCAGGTGGCGATGTTCATATCGTCCGAAGATGTCATTGTGCCTTATGGTGCGGTGAACATTGAACAGGCGGAGCGCATTACGCACAGGATGCGTAAGACCAAGAACGAGCTGATCAAATTACAGGTGGCAGGGTTTTATCGGGACGTTGATCTAGGCGATCCTGTTCGCGTGATGGACGAGGTTGAGAAGCGCAAAGCTGAACAACAAGGGTTCTCGGCGTCGATGGACGACCGATTTCAAATATTGGAGATGCACGTCAATCTGGATCTCCCCGGATATGAGGACGAAGACAAACATGGCCCTACCGGAATCAAACTACCTTATGTGGTTACAATTGAAAAGGGAACCAACACAGTTCTCGCAATACGAAGGAATTGGCTTGAGGAAGACAAGCTTAAACTCCGACGCCAACACTTTGTTCATTACGGATATATCCCCGGCTTTGGCTTCTACTACTTCGGTCTCATTCATCTCATCGGAGGGCATACCAAGGCGGCTACATCTCTCATCCGCCAGCTTATTGACGCGGGTACTCTTTCTAATCTTCCGGGCGGTCTCAAAGCTAAAGGACTGCGCATTAAAGGCGATGATACGCCAATTGCGCCGGGAGAGTTCCGCGACGTAGACCTGCCGTCAGGCGCTATTCGTGACAATATTCTCCCGCTCCCGTACAAGGAGCCGAGCCAAGTCCTCACCGCTCTGATGGATAAAATTGTCGAGGATGGACGTCGTTTTGCGGGTGCGGGGGATCTTAACGTATCGGATATGAGTTCTCAGGCTCCGGTAGGTACTACGTTAGCAGTATTGGAACGGGCGTTGAAGGTTATGGGCGCTATTCAGGCGCGTATCCATTACACGATGAAACAGGAGTTCAAGCTCCTTGCAGCTATCATCAGAGACAACACCCCGGAGGACTACGACTATGAGCCTGAGACCGGAGACCCCTCTGCTAAACGCGCTGATTACGATTGCTGTGATGTCATTCCTGTTTCCGACCCTAACGCGTCAACTATGGCGCAACGCGTTGTCCAGTACCAAGCGGTACTACAGTTGGCTCAGAGTGCGCCTCAGATCTATAACCTTCCGTTCCTTCATAGGCAGATGATCGAGACGATTGGAGTCAAGAACGCCTCCAAGATTGTGCCGATGAAAGAAGACATGAAGCCGGTAGATCCGGTATCTGAGAACATGGCGATCATGGTCGGTAAACCTGTACAAGCGTTTATGTATCAGGACCACGGCTCTCATTTGGCTGTACATACTTCCATGATGCACGATCCTAAATTGGCTCAGACGATGGGCCAGAACCCAATGGCTCAGACGATTATGGCCGCGCTTAATGCGCACATTATGGAACATGCCGCGATGCAATATCGTCAGCAAATTGAACAGAGCCTTGGGGTTCCGCTACCTCCGCCTCCGATGACTGTATTGGCTGGCAGTGATGGCGATGACGATACTACTGGGTATCTACCTCCGCCAGTTGAAGCTCAGTTGGCTCCGTTGTTGGCACAGGCAAGTCAGAAAGTTCTTCAGAACAATCAGGCACAGGCCCAACAGCAGCAGATTCAGCAGCAACAGCAGGATCCGCTTATCCAGATGCAGCAGCAAGAGCTTCAGATCAAACAGCAGCAGGTTCAGATCGCACAACAGGAAGTTCAAATCAAAGCCCAACAGGCTCAGTTGGAGGGGCAGATTGCTCAGGCCGAACAGCAACGCAAGTCCAAGAAAGATCTATTGGATGCGGCAGCTAAGGCTGAAGAGCTTAAGTTCAAGCAGCAAGAACTCATGGCGATGAGCCAGCTTGAGGGAGCTAAGTTGGGTGCAGATATCCAACATAAACGTGCGGCGCAACTTGTCAGTATGGCAGCTCAATCTGATAAGCAGGATATGGATATTGCTAACCAGCAGCACAAACATACGATGGACAAGGTAAAACATCTTACGGATATCGCTGCCACTGCTGACGAGCAAGACCATTCGCATAATCAACAGATGGTAGATGCAACGCAGGCTGGCATTCAGGATTCGCTCAAACAAAAGCAGCACGGCCTTGAAGTATCTAAACACCATCTTGATGCAGTTAATACTGGGCTAGATGCCGCTCACAAGCGCGCACAACATCAATTGAGTCAGCAGCAAATGGTTCAACAAGCCGTTCAAGCTCAACAACAATTGCAGCAGCCCGATGAAAACGACGAAGGAGATGGTGAATGAAGACAGACACCGCTGCCGAGTATCTCATCAAGAAACTCAAAGAGCAGCGCGAAACGGTAGTGGATGAAGTGATTCGTAAAACTCTTTCACAAGAAGAGTACAGCAGATTGCGAGGAGTAACTCAGGGTCTTGACTTCGCAATTGAACTAATTAAAGACCTTGCAAAAACAGTAGAGGAATCCGATGAGTGATATCAACCTTGATGAAACACTAAGCACAGCAGAGCGACAGGCCAAGCAGTTGCCAGACCCTACGGGGTATAAAATTCTGTGCATGGTGCCGAAGATTGAAGATAAGTTTGGCGATAGTCGTATTGTTAAGTCAGAAGAAACAGTTCGTGTTGAAGAGCAAACCACGGTCGTCCTGTTCGTGGCGAAGGTAGGTCCCGATGCCTACACAGACAAGACCCGGTTCCCATCTGGACCGTGGTGCAAAGTTGGCGATTTTATTGTTACCCGAGCCTATTCAGGTACCCGCGTCAAAATTCACGGGACTGAGTGGCGCATTATTAACGATGACAGCGTAGACGGCGTTGTTGAAGATCCCCGTGGCATTGGCCGCGCATAAGGAGTTTCTATGGCAGATGAAGCAGAAGATTTGAAGGTCGATGTGGTGGACGATACTCCACCAGAAGACCGTAACCGCGCACCACTTCCCGAAAAGATTGTGGACGAGCTAGAGAAGGATGACCTTGAATCTTATTCCGATAAGGTCAAACAGCGTCTGAGCCAGATGAAAAAGGTCTGGCACGATGAGCGTCGGGCCAAGGAAGCCGCTGCTAGGGAACGTGAGGAAGCGTTGCGGTTTGCGCAACAAGCTTATGAGGAAAATAAGCAGTTAAAACAACGACTTGGGGCTAACGAAAAGGTTTATATAAGCGAAGCAAACAAGGCTGCTACTATTACTGTTAGTACGGCTAAGGATGCTTTGAAACGTGCTTATGAAGCTGGTGATGCTGACAAGGTTGCTGAAGCAACTCAGCTTTTGAATGATGCCCAGATCAGGCTCAAGGAGGTTTCTAATTTTCGTCCCTCTTTACAAGAGCCACAATCGGGTGTACAACAGCAACAACAGGTTCAGCAAGCGCCCCGTATTCAACCTGATGTCAAGGCAGAGTCTTGGCGGCAGAAGAATACTTGGTTCGGAACTGATGAAGAGATGACCGCGCTTGCGCTCGGACTGCATGAAAAGTTGCTTAAATCGGGTGTTGATCCTCGTAGTGACGAGTATTACAACCGCATTGATTCTACGATGAGAAAACGGTTTTCCGAATATTTCGGGGATGAACCGCAAACACACGAGGAACCGGAAGAAAAACCGGCCCAACGCAAAGTCAGCACTGTTGTCGCTCCGGCTACACGGTCAACTGGTTCAAGGCAAGTCCGAATAACAGCTTCTGAAGCTGCAATCGCGAAGCGATTAGGATTGACCCCTGAAGCATATGCCCGTGAAAAAATGAAACTGGAGAACACAAATGGCTGAGAATCGTCTGGCTCGTGAGTTAGAGAATCGGGAATCCACGTCGCGCAAAAAGACATGGACACCGCCACAACTGCTACCTGAACCGAAGGCCCAGCCGGGTTGGAAGTTCAAGTACGTCCGGATTGCAACGATGGGTCAAGCTGACCCTACGAACACGTCCGCAAAGTTCCGTGAGGGTTGGGAACCTGTGAAGGCATCTGATCACCCGGAAATCATGCACCTCGCAGATAACAATCCTAATAGTCGTTTTAAGGACGGCATTGAGATCGGTGGTCTGCTGTTGTGCAAAGCTCCAGAAGAGATGGTTCAGCAGCGTAGTGAGTACTACGAAGGCATGAATAAAGCTCAGATGGAGGGCGTTGATAATAACTTCTTGCGAGAGAAGGATGGCAGGTCGAACATGCAAATGTTCTCGGATAAAAAGTCCACTGTCTCCTTTGGTCGCGGGAATCGATCATAACTTTTTAGGAGATTTTCAATGGCTTATCCTACTGTTTCAAGTGGGTACGGGTTTAAGCCGTATAACTTGCTCGGTGGTCGAGTCTATTCGGGTTCCACCCGGATGATTCCGATTGCTGAAGGTTACGGTACGAGCTTGTACTATGGCGATCCTGTTACTGAGTCTGCCGGTACTCTTATCAAGAGTACGCTGGCTTATGGCACGACCGCTGCGGTTGCTGGCACGATTGGTATTTTTCAGGGTGCGGAATACTCGACCTCGGGTGGTCCGATTTACGGCAAGAACCGCTATCAGTATTGGGCGGGTGGTACGGTTGCTCAGGATGCGGTCGGCTATGTAGTTGACGATCCGCAGGCGCTGTTCCGCGTTGCTGTGTACGCACAGCCTTCGGCTGGCGCGACGAATACCCCGTCTTCGATTGGGTATGTTTCGCAGGCGTTTGTTGGCTCTAACCTCAATGCGGTTAACGTTGGTGTGACCAGCGGTTCGACCGGTGACTCGATTGCGGGTGTCTCGTCCGCTTCGGCTCCCTCGAACGGTTCTGGCGTTATCCGTAGCGTGGCTAACAATGCTCAGCCGGTCTTCCGTGTTGTTCAGCTTATTCCGGACACGGCCTATACGGTGTCGGGTACGGGTACGTCGTCCAGCACGACCATCACGCTTGCCTCTTCCATCACCGGTCTTCAGGCTGGTATGCAGGTTATCGTGTCGAACGTGGCTGGCAACGGTTACACGACTGGCGGATATCCCGGTGACTATAACTATGTCACCAACGTCAACGGTACGACTGTTACGATTGCTAACGCGATCACGCAGGCCAGTACTGTCAACATGACGTTCGTTGGATACCCGGAAGTTGTTGTGGGCTGGAACTACGGTTTCCACGGCTATCAGAACGCTACTGGCGCTTAAGGAGTAATGACAAATGGCTATTTCACGCGCACAGCTCCTTAAGGAACTACTCCCCGGCCTGAACGCTCTGTTCGGTCTTGAGTATGCGTCCTATGGTGAGGAGCATAAGGAACTCTTTGAGGTCGAGACCTCTGAGCGTTCGTTTGAAGAAGAGACGAAGCTTTCGGGCTTCAACGCTGCCCCAGTGAAGAACGAAGGTCAGGCGATTGCGTATGACAACGCGCAGGAAGCTTGGACCGCTCGTTACAACCACGAGACGATTGCTCTCGGGTTCTCGATCACTGAGGAAGCTATCGAAGATAACCTGTACGACAGTCTGTCGAAGCGGTATACCAAGGCACTCGCCCGAGCAATGGCGTACACCAAACAGGTTAAGGCGGCATCGATTCTGAACAATGGGTTTAATGCCCAGTATGCTGGTGGCGATGGTGTTGCATTGTTCAGCACGGCCCACCCGCTGATCAGCGGTGCTACCAACAGCAATACGTTCTCCACGTCCCCGGACCTGAACGAGACCTCGCTTGAGGCTGCTACGATTCAGATCGCCGGTTGGACTGACGAGCGCGGACTGCTCATTGCTGCTAAGCCTCGTAAGCTGGTTGTTCCGCCCAACAACATGTTCGTTGCCAAGCGCCTGCTTGACACTGAGCTTCGCGTTGGAACCTCGGACAACGACATCAATGCCCTGAAGTCGATGGGTACCATCGGTGAAGGCTTTAAGGTCAACCACTTCTTGACGGATACCCATGCGTGGTACCTCCTGACAGACGTGCCGAATGGCCTTAAGATGTTTGAGCGCATTGCCCTCCAGAACAGCATGGATGGCGACTTTGATACCGGTAACGTGCGTTACAAGAGCCGTGAGCGTTATAGCTTCGGCTGGAGTGACCCACTCGGCATCTTCGGTTGCGCCTGATGAAGTGGGGGTCTTCGGACCCCCCTTCTCTTTGAACTAGGGTTTTTGAGCTATACAGACCGACCTAGCGGATGATGCACAAACTGTATAGCGACTAGTGCATTAGGAGATTGACATGGGTATGCAGACTTTCCTTGGCCCGACCCTTGCGGGTACTCAGAAGAACACCAACACTGCGGTAGTTACTTCTAACACGCCTAGCGCGTCTTTTCTTAGCTCGTATGGTACGGGCAACAGCTACCGGAATACTGGCGCTGGCGATGCGCTACAGTTTATTAACCTACCTACGGCGACGCTTACTGGATACGGTACGTTGTCCGCTACTCCAGTAGTTACTATTCCCACGTATTCAGTTACGAACGGCAGTGCGACCACTAACTATCCGATTGTGATTCCGGCTGGATCATATATCGACAACATTGATTTTAATGTTACGTCGGCACTGACGACTGCTGGAACGGCCATTACGATTGCGGTGCAGTTGATTGGCGCTTCGGGTTCGACTTACGCCACGGCGCAGACCCTCGCGAACGTAACGCTAACGTCGGCTTCTTTGCCTCCTGTTGGCAGCTATTCCTTGACTAATGCGGCTTCGGCTAGCCAGTATTCTCCTATCATTGCAAATAATTCGGCTACCCCGCTGGCTATGTTGCTCAATACCGGCCCAACAGATGCTCTGTTGCAGCTTAGCATTACGGGAACCGGCACGACTCCGGCTTTCAGTGCTGGTACTATCGGGTTTGCATTTAGCTACGTTGTGCGTAACCCGGATGGTTCGTGGTATCCGGTAACTCCGCCTAACCCGCTGTCGCCTCCAATCCCTGCTACTTACTAATCTGGAGTAGCTAAATGTCTACTCAAACAGACGTATTAGCCAAAACGGTGTCAGGTACCGGAGCATTGTCCATCGGAGGGGCCAACCCCTCCCTTGGAGTCCGGATCAAGACCGTGTATTGGAGCGGGACTACGGCGGGGACTTTGACGTTTACGGATGGTGGGTCTTCAGGCACGACGCGCATTACGCTAGTTGTACCCGCTGCCGCTGTAAACGTTGCTATTCCCGGCGAAGGCGTTCGATTTACCAACGACCCTTACGTTACATTCACCACGGCGGTGGGGTCAGCTACGGTGTTTTACGGGTAGAGTCATGAAAGATGGCCACGATCTCACCAAGCATATAATCGACGCAATTTCTGCCGCATTTGCTTTTGGGGCTTTGCTACAGTGGCTCCCAGCGGTTGCTAGTATCCTTACTATTGTTTGGTACAGCATCCGGATCTGGGAGTCTGTAACTGTTCAAAAGTTCTTTAAAGGCTAATTAGGATGTTAAAGGATTTAATCAAAATGGCTGAAAAATGGATCCAGAAAGCGATCAAAAAGCCGGGAGCGTTGCACAAGGAACTAGGTGTGCCAGCAGGGAAGAAGATTCCAGCCGCCAAGGTTGCGAAGGCAGCAAAGAAGCCGGGAAAGACTGGGCAGAGGGCAAGACTTGCGCAGACTCTTGGAAAGATGAACCGTGCCAAGTAGTAGCTCAAAACAGCATCGACTTATGGAAGCCGTTGCGCACAATCCGTCCTTCGCGAAGAAGGTTGGAATTCCTTCATCTGTTGGAAAGCATTTCCACGAGGCAGACAAGAAAATGAAACGTAAGACTAATTTTAATGATGGCGGTATTAACGTTCCCCCCACTGCTTTGGCTGGTGGTCGGGCTCAACAAATGCCTCCCAGTGCAGTGCCTCCCGGCGCTATGCCCATGAATGGAATGCCTTCGCGCGGGTTTCCTTCGG